CTAAGCGTAAGCGAGTGGGCAGACCAAAAAAGACGGCTGGACTCGCAAACAAGTAGTGAACCTGGAAAGTGGCATACTTCCCGGGCTGAGTATCAACGGGGAATTATGGATGCTTGCTCTGACCCAGAGATCAGGGAAGTGGTCGTTATGGCTGGCGCTCAGTTGGGCAAGTCAGAGGCCATCCTCAATATAATTGGCTACCACATTGAAAATGACCCAAGCCCGATCTTGGTGCTTCAGCCTACGGTTGAGATGGCCCAGGCATTCTCAAAGGACAGGGTGGCAAATGGGCTGATTCGGTCTACCCCATGCCTTAGAGAGCGAGTAAAAGACCCGCGATCTAGAGATTCAGGCAATACAACGCTTCATAAGGTCTTCGCAGGTGGCGCTTTGACGTTAGTCGGGGCGAATTCGCCTGCTGGCCTTGCTTCGCGTCCAATCCGGCTTGTTTTGTGTGATGAGGTTGACAGATACCCATCTTCTGCCGGTTCTGAGGGTGATCCCATCCAATTAGCCCGAAAACGGGCCGCGACCTTCTGGAATCGCAAGATTGTCATGGTGTCCACCCCTACTAACAAGGGCGCCAGCCGTATTGAGGATGCTTTTGAGGACTCTGATCAGCGACATTACTACGTGCCGTGCAAGCATTGCGATCATCACCAGAGATTGAGGTGGGCAAATGTGAGATGGGTCAATGAAGACCCAGAGACTGCCGGTTATACGTGCGAGCAGTGCGGGGCATTATGGACTGATTCTGACCGGAGGTGGGGCATACGCAACGGCCAATGGATTGCTGAAGGTGAGTTTAAGGGTATTGCAGGCTTTGCCATTAACGGACTCTATTCTCCTTGGACGCCACTTTCTGATGGCGTTCGTGATTTTCTTGCCATGAAGAAGAGTCCAGAGCAGTTGCGCGTTTGGACTAACACCTATCTTGGTGAGGCATGGGAAGACCAAGGCGAGAGAGTTGATGATTTCTCGCTATCTGAACGAAAAGAGGATTTCACAGAAGCGATTCCAGATGAGGTGATCTTCCTAACGGCTGGGGTCGATGTCCAGGACAACCGATTAGAGATGTCAGTGATTGGGTGGGGAAGAGATCAAGAGTCTTACGTAATTGATCACTTTGCAATGTATGGTGATCCTAGTGCGCCTCAACTTTGGACGCAGCTAGACTCCATGATCAACAAGACCTTTGAGACTTACGATGGAAGGCAGATGATCATCAGAGCAACAGCAATTGACTCCGGCGGTCATTTCACAAACTCTGTCTACCAGTATGCGAAGAAGAATGCTGGCAAGAGGGTGTTCGCGATCAAGGGTATTGGCGGAGAAGGCAAACCGATTGCGGGCAGGCCAACCAAAAACAACATCGCTAAATGTCAGTTGTTCCCTATCGGTGTTAACACGGCAAAAGACCTTTTGTTTGCTCGCATGAGGATTGAAGAGCCTAGCGCGGGTTACATTCACTTTAACTCGCATCTTGATGATGAATACTTCCGACAGTTAACGGCAGAGAAGATTGTTACGCGCTTTCATAAGGGATTTAAAAGAAGAGAGTTCGTTAAAACGAGGGCAAGAAACGAAGCACTTGATTGCTTTGTTTACGCTATAGCCGCATACGCAATTTTGAACATTGATGTCAATGCGCTAGCAGACAAGGTAAAAATGAAGGATAATGTAGCAGAGAATATTTCTACTGAGGCCAAGGCTACTAAGAATAAACAACCGTTTGTTCCAAGAACTGGAAAAGGGTTTGTTAATTCTTGGCGATAATTATGGCGAATTTATTTGATCCTGCTAATGCGCCAGAGGGCGAGCCAACCGAGATTGTAGTCGGTGATTTCATCCAGTGGAAGCGATCTGATATCGCTGACATCTATCCAACATCTGAAGGCTATACCGCGGAATACGTTGCTCGAATCACTGGCGGCGGAGCCTCTGAGATTAAGATGCCGCAGGCCGCTGGATCAACTGATGATTACTACTTGTTCACTGTGACTAGTGTCACTAGTCAGGAATTTGAAACAGGCTTTTATCACTGGCAGCTAGAAATCACTCAGACCTCATCCGGCAACCGCATTGTCGTTGATCTTGGCGATTTCACCGCCATCCCTGACATGGATAACAATCAAGCCGATCCCAGAATCCACGCTGAGATCATGGTGACTAAGATTGAGACCATTTTGCAGGGAAAAGCGGATTCTGATGTTGCCTCATATTCAATTGCAGGGCGATCTCTCACTAAGATGTCATTTTCGGAGCTGGTTGAGGCTCGGGACTATTATCGAAGAGAGCTCGTCAAACACAACAACGATGAGCTGTTGAAGCGTGGAAAGTCTAATGGCTCAACTATCAAGGTGCGCTTCTGATGGGCATTTTTGACTTTGGTAAGCCAAAAAAAGCCGAAAAACAGCAAATATTTAAGCGTTCGTATGCTGCGGCCAGTAAAGGCAGGCTTTTAAATGACTTTATGGACTCTGAGCGGAGCGCAGATAGCGAACTGCGCCCCGTTATTCGGGTTTTGCGAAGTAGATCGCGAGATTTAGCCCGAAACAATGAGTATGCAAAGCGATATTTGAACTTGATCAAGACCAATGTGGTCGGTGATCGGGGTTACACCCTGCAAGTCAAGGCGATTGGCGGCGCAGGGAAGCTGGACGAGAGCGGCAATGAGGCAGTAGAGGCCGCTTTTCGTAAGTGGGGAAGACGCGGAAACTGCACTGTAGATGGCAAGCTTTCATGGCTTGATGTGCAGAAGTTGGCCGTTGAAAGCCTTTGCCGTGATGGCGAGGTCTTCATCGTTAAGCATAGAGGCGCAGAGTTTCACGATTCGTTTGCTCTTGAGTTCTTAGAGCCAGATCAAATCGATGAGCAGAAAAATGAGCGACTCTCTAACGGCAATGAGATCCGAATGGGCGTTGAGCTTGATCGGTTTAAGAAGCCTGTTGCTTATCATGTGCTGACTTACCATCCGGGCGATTATGATTTCACCTCTGCATCAAAGGCATCTAAGCACGTTCGTATCCCAGCAGATCGTATGTGCCATATCTTCATGCCGCTACGTGCAGGGCAGACTCGCGGAGAGCCTTGGATGTCTCCGGTCATGTCTGGACTCAAACAATTGGGAGCATTAAGAGAGGCCGCGGTAATCAATGCCAGAATCGGGGCTAGCAAGATGGGCTTTTTCACATCGCCAGCAGGTGATGGCTTTGTTGCTGATGACTTGGACGGTAACGTGCCAATCATGGATGCAGAACCTGGGACATTCCATCAATTACCAACAGGCGTCAGCTTTACGTCATTCGACCCGCAGTATCCATCCAATGAGTTTGACCCATTTCACAAGGCTGTCCTGAAGGGCATTGCAAGCGGCTTGGGCGTTAGCTACACATCGCTCTCTAACGATCTTGAGTCAACCAGTTATTCATCTATTCGCCAGGGTGCATTAGAAGAGCGTGACTATTACAGAAATGTTCAGCAGTTCTTCTTAGATCACTTTATCATGCACGTTTATAGTTACTGGCTCGGCGCCGCCATGGAAGTTAACAGCTTTGGCATTCCGTTAGCTCAATATGATCGATTTTATGATGCGGCATCTTTCCGTGCTAAAGCATGGTCATGGGTTGACCCGCAAAAAGAAATGAATGCCGCCGTTCTCGGCATGAAAAATGGTATTCTTTCAATACAGGACGTTGCTGCTCAGTATGGTAAGGATGTTGAGGAGTTGTTTGCTCAAATACAGCGAGACAAGGCTTTGGCAGAGCAGTTTGGCGTTAAGTATGCGCTTGAGCCTTATGGCGCGACACAAGTCGGCATTTTGCCAGATGTTGTAGGCGATGAAGATGGCGAAGTACAAGGGTAAAGAGATCAACACTAAGCCTACTGAGGGAATGGTCTCAGAGGCTCAACGTGGATTGGACTGGCGTGAAGAGCATGGAAGAGGCGGCACTGCTGTTGGCGTTGCTCGGGCTAGGGATATTGTTAACGGTAGAGAGTTATCGCTTAACACCGTAAAGAGGATGTATTCCTTTTTTGCTCGACATGAAGTTGACAAGCAGGCCGAAGGATTTAGCCAGGGGGAGAAAGGCTACCCCAGTGCAGGACGGATAGCATGGGCGCTCTGGGGCGGTGATGCTGGTCAGTCGTGGGCGAAAAGAATTGTGAAATCAATGGAGGCGGCTGATGAGCGTCAGCTTGAGGGACTTGATATGGATGAAGAGAAGGATATAAACGAAATCGTCGATGAGATTGAAGCTAACGGAATTCCTGAGCCAGAAGAGGAGAAAGTGCCTGCTGAGAGAGCGGAGCCTGACGCCTTGAGCGTGGGCGATTACGTTGAGTGGAATGCGTCTGGAAACAAGGCGCAGGGTGTTATTAAGCGGATTGAGCGCGACGGCAAGATTGATGTGCCTGGGAGCTCATTTGTTATTAATGGCACTGAAGATAACCCAGCGGCTCTGATTGCCATCGTTCGAGATGGTGAAGAGACAGATATTATGGCTGGTCATCGCTTTTCTGCGTTAACGAAGATTGCGAAGCCCTCTGGATCAGAACGATTTGATGATTCGCGTTTAGCACATCGTGCGATGGCGCTTGATATGTCTCCGGTTGATGAAGATAAGCGCACTGCGCGTATTGCCATCTCATCTGAGGAGCCTGTTGAGCGATCATTTGGCAAGGAAGTTTTAGAGCACACCGAGGAGGCAATTGATTTGTCATTCCTCAACAGTGGCCGTGCGCCACTGCTTCTTGACCACGATCCAGAGAAGCAAATCGGTGTGATTGAATCGGTAGACCTTGATGGCTCGGCACGGCGACTCCGTGCGACTGTTCGCTTCGGAAGAAGTGGACTCGCCAAAGAGGCATTCGATGACGTTGTAGACGGCATTCGTGCCAACATCAGCGTTGGATACGCCATCAAGAAGATGGAGAAGGACAAGCGTGGTGGTGATACGTACATCGCGAAATCGTGGCGTCCTGTCGAAGCCAGTCTGGTGTCTATACCTGCGGATGTGACAGTCGGGGTTGGGCGATCAGAGGAAGTTTCACCAGAACCTGTAATTAAAACTGACTTTAAGGAGACTAAAATGTCTGAAGTCGATATTGCAGCGGTTGAGGCAGATGCCAAGAAAGCCGCACAGCGTAACGCTGCTCAGATCGTTGAGTTGGGTGCGCGTCATAGCCGTTCTGACTTGGCCCAGAAGGCCATCGCAGACGGCAAATCAATTGAAGAGTTCCGTGGCGAGTTGTTGGAAGTAATCGGCAGCGAGCGGGCGCTTGAATCTCAAAATGTTGGCATGACCGAAAAAGAAGTGAAGCGATTCTCTCTTATTCGTGCTATCCACGCTCTTGCCAACCCAACCGACCGAAATGCTCAGGAAGCTGCGTCATTCGAATTTGAATGCTCACGCGCCGCTGCTGATCAGTATGGTCGTGCTGCTCAGGGCATCATGCTCCCCGCAGAAGTTTTGCGTAACTGGAAGCGTGACCTGAACTCTGCTGATGAAGCCGCTCTGTTCACTGACGACTTCCGTGGCGGTGACTTCATCGATGTATTGCGTAACGCTTCATCTGTGATGCAGGCTGGTGCGCGTATGCTCGG